AAAAATGCTGTTCCTGTTACTAACCGATGTAATGCAAAGCGAGCAAATGGCGAACAATGTACCAGAAGAAGAATGGATGAACATGAATATTGTGGAACACATGTAAAAGGTACACCGCATGGGGTAATTAATCAAACTAATATGACAGAACTATCACGACGCAAAATGGATGTTATGGCTCACGAAATTTGTGGCATAGTTTATTATATAGATGACTGTAATAATGTATATAATACTGAGGATGTTATGTCTGAAACCGAAAATCCACGGATTATAGCCAGATATGAAAAAATGGGCGATAACTATACTATACCAGAATTTGGTCTAACATAATTTATTTGTCTTTTGTTGTTTTACGAACTAGTGTTTCTTTTACAACTTCCTCACGATTTTCGCTTATATAATTGTTTATTTCAGTTGCTTGTAATAAATCACCCTTATAATATTTAGTAAGTATATCAAATAATCCTTTCTTTGTTATTGGTTTTTTTACATTGCGGCGATTATAACACAATTGTCCATTTTTAATGTCAATACAATCTATTTCATTGGAATTCATAGTTTCCATTAATGCTTCCGATACACGTTTTTTTTCACTTTTTCTTGAATTTAATTCACTTTGTATTGCTTTAATCTCATTGTCTAATTTAACCCAATCTTTGATGCTATCTATTAACTGTTGCTTATTTTCCATTATTTAACATATAATTATATTTTTATATGTATTTTTAATATTATTGGTATTTGCTTGTTATTTTTTTATCCAGATCTTCTATAATAACCGATAATACAATATGAATATGATATTTTCAAATAATCAACAACGCAAAACTAGTACAGACCGATCCAAAATGAGTAATCTTATTAGAACTAGCCGAAATCCCGCTTATAACGACAATCTTCGCATTGCAACTCCTCCTGTCCATGTAGTTGATAATAAACCTAAGATGAAATGGGGCGCTCCTACATGGATTTATTTACACACAATGGCTGAAAAGGTGATGGATAAATCATTTATGGAAATAAGATCTGATTTATTAAGAATAATATATAATATTTGTACAAACGTACCGTGTCCATTGTGTTCTTCGCATGCAAAGGAATATTTAAATAAACATTCTATATTAAACGTTCGTTCTAAGGATGAATTACAAAAATTCTTATATATATTCCATAATGAAGTAAACCAACGTAAAAATTATCCTAAATTTGCATTTACTGATTTAACAACTACATATCATAATGGTAATTATAAACAAATTGTCAATAATTTTATGCATTATTACCAAGAAAGAAGTCGTAATATTCATTTAATTGCAGATGAAATGTATAGACAACGAATTGTCAAAACAATACGTCAGTGGATTGTAGACAATATAAACCACTTTGATTATGAATAGAATAATACGCAACATTTACTATTCTATTTTTTATTTTGTTAATCAACTACTTTTCTTGATAATAGTTTTCCGTTCTTATATACGTTGCATTTGAATGTGGATTTAGATGGTTTTTCACATACTTCCCTATCTGAAACTGCTGAAAAATATAATCTATCCATATGTTTGGCGGAATTTGATACTATATGTGCCCATAATACTCCTCCACCAGCGCCTATGCCAGCAGATATGAGTAATTGATATATATTGTAACAACTATTTTTCAAATTCCATATGAAATCACCAAGTATTAGTGCAGAAAAGAATATAATAGTTATTGTATTTGAACCTGCTATGCTGTGATGTATTATGGGGTATAATAGATAGGCAAATGTAAATGTTAACATTGTTTGACCAATTGGAAGAGCATTCACATTATCAAGTTGACCAAATGAAAATAATCTACATATTTCAGGTGAATTTGGTGGTCTTGTTAATGTATTTACTAACGGTAGATTTGAAAATAACATAGTGAATACACTAGCCAATACAACACCTGCTAAATATATAATGCCTTTGAAATCTGAATTTATTATTGATGTTAATGTGAAAAAGCATGTAAGTATAAATGGTGCTAACCGTAAAAATAAGTAGAAAAATACTAGTAAATTTGCATCCATGTTATTAATATAATATAACCGGACATTTCTTTGTCATTCCAATGAGTTAAATAAAAACGTGTTTGAATACTTCTTGTATAGTTGATACCTTATAAAATGTTATGCCGTCTGGAACCTTGGCAGATCTTTCCCATTTTTGAAAATCACGATGATTGCTTTCTGGGTAAATAAATGTTTTTATTCCTGCTCTTATCCCACCTGCAATTTTTATATCTAAACCACCGATTGCAGTTACTTCACCTTGTAAGTTAATTTCACCTGTAATTGCTAAGTCATTGCGAATCTTTTTGTTATTGAAAATACTATATATTGCCGATGTTATTGCTGCTCCTGCGGATGGACCATCCTTAGATATTGCTCCTTCTGGACAATGAATATGAAGCCCTTGACATTTCGTTTTTTCAAATTGATTTAATAATTTCGTTTTTATGGCATTTGGTGTTAAATTCCAAGCCAACGTTTTTGCTACATTCATACTCTCTTTCATTACATCACCCTGTAATCCAGTTAGTCTAAGTTCTAAAAATGACGATGATGGATATAATAATGATTGAATTGGTATGATTCCTCCTCTACCTAATGCATTTGCCCATAATCCGTTTATAATACCTACTTCATTCTCTTTATGAATTGTTTTTTCAACTATTTTATGGTATTTGATTAAGTATTTATTTTCTAAATTGTCTTCTGTTATTGTTATTGGTAAATCTATTTCCATGTCACTTGCACTCTTTAAAATATCCAGGTTAATTTCACCATATAAGTCAAACAATATTTCCTTTAATTTTCTCACACCCGGTTCTATCGTATATTTTTCTATAAGATGTTGAATCATATCATCAGATATATTGACAATATTATCAAATCCCATCTTCTTATTTATCTCTGGCATTATATAGTCTTTTACTATTACCATTTTATCATCTAATGTTAGGTTCTCAAATTTTATACGATGGATACGATCTAATAATATACTATCTATTTGTTCCGGATCATTATATGAAAATATAAATAATGCTTTGGATAAATCTATATTTACCCCATTGAAATACTTATCTTGGAATGTATCATTCTGGGTTTGGTCTATTAAATGGGTAAATATACCGATTAATTCACGACCGTTCTCGGTTTTACTCACTTTATCCAATTCATCCACATAAATAATAGGGTTCATGCATTTCGTTTCCATTAATATATCTACTATCTTCCCCCATGTAGAATTCATATATGTATATCCATGTCCTTCCAAAGTAGAACCATTACATGAACCTCCCATTGCAATAAACGAAAAAGGTCTTGGAGAACCATCTATATCTTTTAAACACTGGGATAAACCCTTCTTTGCCAATGAAGTTTTACCAACGCCTGGACTACCTTCAAACCCAAAACAATAACCGGTTTGTTCTCCATTCATCCATTGTCCAATTATTTTCATTATTTGGTTTTTTGCATGTTTATGTGCATATATTGAATTGTCTAATACACCTAATATATCTGATAATGTATCTTCTACACGTTTGACATTCTTATTTAAAGATGATGTGTCGGAAATTATACTAGTCAATGGAGAACCTGCATTATTTGCAAATTTATCATATAATTCATATAAAAAGGAAGGATGTATTGTTTTCAGTTTTGTAATGAACTCATGGATTTTTTTTATTTGTATTGTTTTTGTTTGATTTGCTATTAAAATACGATCGTCACTTGTATATTCCTTATTATATGCATTAATGTAATGGATTATTGAATTTATCTCTTTTAATGACATCATACTGATCATTATTTTAATTAATGGTATTATGTTCTCCTCTGTATGTTTTTCTATTAAACGTAACCCTTTCACTATATCAAGAACTGTATAATTGTGTTTCAATGATAATGGAATATCTGGAAATGTATTCATTGTTATTTTAATTATACCACGATACCATTCATTTAATATCTTTATTTCTTTTAATGCTGGCTCTTGCCGATACATACCAAATGGAATCTTTATCAGTCCTTCTATATATTGTTTTGCCTTCATTGTCATTTCATCGGGTTTTCCCTTAATTTCTTTTAATTTTAACATTGCTTTCTGTTTGATTGAATCATCTGATTTCATCAAGTATATTTGTTGTTCTAATGAAATTTGACTCCCATCATACTTCTGCATTATGTCATTTGCGGATGATATTGATTTTTTTATTACCTCTTTGAAATTGGCTCGTATTTTATAAGGCAAACTTTCGTAAAAATTGGACATTTGTTTTGTTTCTTCATTGTCTACTGAACTTACAGACAATACTTCATATAATAAATAACAAATATAATTAACATCATTATCGGTATCGTATATAAGTAAATTTAATATCATATCGCGCTGCGAAAAAATATCCAATTCTAAAAATGTCTTCATCGTATCATCCAATTTATTATTTTTTACACTATTTGCGTCATTGATTATAGTAAATGTTCGTTTGATAATATCGTTATTACCATATATTAATACATCTTTTAGTGTCATTGTATCTACCAATCGCTTTATTAAATGTGCTTCGCGTTCTCTTCTACCACATGACATTGCTTTTAACTCATCCAAACGTACATCAATGTAATCATTTGTAATACAATCCAAATATATATCCTCAATTATTCCTGATATAACGATACTTTTTTTCGCTTTTTCATTCTGTATAACAACGCGAATTCCATATATCTTCTGAAAAAACATTTCGGTTCCTGTTTCTACATCAAAACATTCAAATGTTGGAGCATCTGATATTACAATTTCTTCATCTGTAATTTTATCTTGACAATATATTTTTGATTTTTTTGGTATATTATCTCCTTTCCAATGAAACACCTTATATCCAATGGGTTGAATGTACTTTTTTATTACTTCGTATTTGGTTTGCATTATTGGATCTGTTACTACCATCTTTTTAAATTCCGACCCAAAACTAATAAATAATAAATCCTCCACATTTTTTGTACCAAAACCACAAATTATCATTGATATTTTATCTATGACACCTTGACACTCTGATAAAATTTTATCTATTTCATTAATATTTACCGTTTCATTTAACTTATCAGAAATAAACCTTGTCTTATTAAATAAATCGGTTAAGACATTTATTGATATATTCACATCATTATTACTAAATATGCCATCTTTTTTGTTCTTTTGGATTGAGAACATTGTATTGCGAATAATATCTTGGATATAACTTATTTTATCCCGGATTATGCATATTATTTTTTTTATATCTTCGGCACTTTTGCCAACATTTGTTTTACTATGAATACGTTTGTTGACCGGCATAATTATACAATATATTTTTATTTCTTTATTTTTCACACAACTCCTATACTATTGATCAAAGTAATATAAACATTTCACTACGTTATATTTATCTAACGTAGTAACCTAACTTGTAATACTATGGGCATTCCAAGTTATTTTTCGCATATTATTCGTAACTATTCAAACATAGTTAAAAATTTACAGTTCTTTAAGAAGACACCTTCAATTATGTTTCAACACCTATTTATGGATTGTAATTCTATTGTTTATGATGCAGTTCGTTCTGTTGAAAATCAAATTAATTCGGGCACAATTTCACAAAAATCTGATATTGACACCATTATTATTAATGATGTTATTCAAAAAATAGAAAATTATATACTTCTTATACAACCTACTAATAGTTTATATATCGCATTTGATGGGGTTGCTCCACTTGCTAAGATGGATCAACAACGTTCTCGTAGATATAAATCCCAATTTATGAGCAATATCTCTTTTAGTAATGATAATATTATTTCATCCAAATTTTCATGGAACACATCTGCAATTACTCCTGGAACCGTGTTTATGAATAATTTAACAACACGCATCAATTATCATTTTAAAAATTCGGAAACAAAATACAAACTCAAAAACGTCATTATCTCTTGTTCAGATATTCCAGGTGAAGGAGAACATAAATTATATCAACATATACGTACCAATGATATGACCAATCATAATATTGCAGTATATGGATTAGATTCTGATCTTATTATGTTGTCTATATTTCACCTTGATTATTGTAATAATATTTATATATTCCGTGAAGCACCTGAATTTTTAAAGAGTTCTATTCCAATTGAATCTCGTGGTGATAATGAGAATGAACCTCATTTTCTGGACATTCGCCAATTAGCTGGTTCTATTTTATCAGATATGAATTGTGGGGATAACCATCCAAATCGTATTGATGACTATGTCTTCTTATGTTTCTTATTGGGTAATGACTTTCTTCCACATTTCCCTGCTATGAATATTCGTACACATGGCATTAATGTTTTATTGGATATGTATCGTTTCTTTATTGGTAATAATCCGGAGAAATTTCTTGTATCTCGTGAATCTGGCAAAATCTATTGGAAAAACTTTGCATTACTTATCAATGAAATCGCAAAGAAAGAACATGACTTTCTATTGAATGAATACTTTGTTCGTGATAAATTTGATCATCGCAAATATCCAGAAACTACTCCAAAAGAAAAGGAAGAAACATTAAACAATGCACCTATTATATACAGACAAGATGAAAAATATATTTGTCCAAAAGATAGTCATTGGGAAGATCGTTATTATAAAATATTATTTTCGTCTTATCGCAAACCGAGCATACTGAAACCTATTTGTATGAATTACCTTGAAGGATTAGAATGGACATTCTGTTATTATATTGGCAATTGTCCTAACTGGAAATGGAAATACAATTATGATTATCCTCCACTATTTACCGATCTATGTAAATATATACCACATTTTGATACTGATTTCTTATCTAGCAAACTTACCGCCAAATCAAACCAACCATTCTCATCGTTTGTTCAATTGTCTTATGTTTTACCAAGACAAAAGTTGAATTTGTTACCAAATGATATTCAACAATTCTTGCTTTCTAATTATAATGAGTTATATCCAGACAATTTTGAGTATTCTTGGGCATTTTGCCGCTACTTATGGGAGGCACACCCGGTTCTTCCTGATATATCACTTGAACTTCTTGAACAATGGGACAAACAATTTGCGTTTTGGAATACAAACAATGACTCCATACAGACATTTGGAGGAAAATGAAGTTTCGTCAATATAGTTATAGTAAGAAAAGTATTGATACATTGCAATGATAAAAAATTGAAACGACTTAAATAGTTTGTTTAGTTTTAAATTACAAAGGGTGTAAATTGTTAATACCTGCATTCAAAACATATTACTACTATGCTATTTGATATTATGCCATCCAGTGATGTTATAATAGAATTTATAAAATCAGGATTGCCGGCGTTAGGTGTATTTGTTCTATGGACAATTTTACATTATATTTCACCACGAATGTATATATACTTTTGTGCACCACTTACTGTTTTTGGATTTATAATGTCTCCAATGTCATCTACAATGCCTCACTGCAAAGCATTACGATGGTTATTTATTGCAAGTGCTGATAATATCAACGCTATGTTAGTGTTGTTTGGTACTTGGTTGGTTTCTATATTTATGCATCTAAACAAAAAAAAGAATGATTAAAAATCTGTAAATTACAATTGTGATTATAATAATTACAATATTACGCAACCATAACATATTCCGTGATTTAGTAATTTTTTATCAAACATATTCTGACTATATATTATTATGAACTTGATCCAATATTTATTGGAGAAATTCGTCAAAGATGAATGGATAAATGCAACCGGTATGCTTATTGCAAGTATATTATTAACTATTGTACATTCTGCCGGCATTTCTACTGTCATATCAAAGATGATTACTATGTTACAGAATAAAAATCTAGCAGGAACCACGAATATGTTCAAGTGGTTTGTTGGCGTTTCCATTGCTTATGTTGTAATGAACCATATATATAAAATATTTCAGACCAATTTGCTTACAAAATTACGACAATGGATGCGACAACAATTAATTAATATATTAATGATAATAAATAATTCAGATTTCAGTGATATTAATTTTACTAAGATGCAATCTCCAATTAATCGTGTTTCTACTACTATGTTTATGATGGTTAATGACTGGTTATCTTATATTTTTCCGAATATAATGTTTCTTTTTTTAATGTCTATTTACTTTTTGTATACAAATCCACTTATTGGATGCATTTTTGTTGGAAGTATTATTTTACAAATTGCTTATACCTGGCTTACTATTGGGTCGTTATCAGATTATAATAAAATATATGAAGACAATGTCAATGAGACAGAAAACTATATGCAAGAAATATTAAATAATATGGGCAAAATAATCGCGAGAGGACAAGTCAATCATGAAATGGATAACTTTGAAGTTAAAACAAACAAAACAATTGAAAGTGCATATGATTTTTATAATTCAGGTGATAACCATGGAACCGTTATGAACTTAATTGCCAGTAGTACCATGTTTATTATTACATGGATGTTAATAACCAAGTATTATAAAAATAAAGAATCTATCACTAATGTTATTACATTTATTACCATATTAATTTTATATCGTGAAAATATGGAAACGTTAATTAAACAGATACCAAATACAGTAGAATTTATTGGGAGAATGGAAACGGTTATTAAACGATTCGGACATGTTGATCTTTCTAAGTTGGATAATCATGATTATAGTGACAGTAAAGTGGAACCAATTGAATTCATTAAGTTTGATAATGTTACCTTTAAATATAAAAATGCAGATAAACCTATTATAAAAAATCTAAATCTAGATATCAGAACGCAAGGTGGTAAAATAGTTGGCATACGAGGTCCATCTGGATGTGGGAAGTCTACGTTGGGTAAATTAATTGTAGGAATGCATCAACCAAATAGTGGTAAAATATCAGGAGGGTCAAGTCGTTGTTCAGTGACATATGTGGATCAGTCCGGATCGTTGTTTGATGAAAGCTTAAAAAAGAATCTGTTGTATGGTTGTGGAGTGAGTGTAGAAAGTTACTTAGAATT